TCATTGGTACCCCCGGTCGAAGCTGGGTGCATAGTGCTGGCGCGCAGGTGTAGTAGTACCTGATGCCAGCTCACCTTTGATCAGATCCCGCACGCGGATCATTTCATTCAGGCTGCGGAATTCCGTGGTCTTGCCATTGTGCGTAATGCGCAGGGTGCCCGTCGCAATCGCCGCTTCGATGCGATCCAGGTCTGATTGCGTGTAAGCCATGGGCGGTTACCAGTAAGAGGATTTGCGGCGCTCGTCACCGGTGGTTTCCGGTTTCTCTGTGGCGCCGAACAGGTCGCTTTGTTTCAACTGTGATTCCAGCTGATCCCAGCGGTCATCTTTCCAGGTGTGAAGGCGCTGGCTGTATGCCGCGTGCAAGGCGTAAACCTCACAGTCTGCCGCCTCCACTGGCTGGCCTGGCTTGTCGTGCCAGATCAGCTTGCCGCCCAGCCTGGCACTGGGGGCTTTGATCACACCGGTGATCTGTTCGTAGTAGTCATCGCGCACGGTGTTAAACCAGTGCATGCGCCCGGCCCCTTCGCCTTTCAGACTCAGCCGCCCACCTTCACCAAAGATCAGGTCTTTAGCTTTATGGGTACCCACCTGGTACACCTGCAGGCCGAATTTCGCGGCCTTGGTTTTGTGGCCGTTCTTGTAATCGGCTTTACGGGGGGCGCTGAAAATCTCGCGCTTGCCGTAGTCGTTACTGCTGCCCTTGATGGCCATCACGCCACGCTTCTGGCGAGGCCGCACCCAGTTATAAACCTGCTCGGTGCTGTGGCCACCGGAGTCAATGCTCACGGCCTTGGGGATCAGGCTGAAACCGTTCTCATGCTTGCGCGGGGTGAACAGGAAATCATCCAGCTGCTTCCACACCGGGTCGCTGGTATCCGTGGTGCTCACCTTTGCGTAGAACTCGCCCCAGTAGAGCAACCAGCTTTCCATGCCACGCCCCCAAGCGCGCAGCACCACCGCCAAGCGATCGCGCTGCACATCCACCCCCGCTGTTAGGATCAGGCCTCCAGCAGGGACAATCAGTTCGGGGTAATCCTCTGCGCGCTTGCGCAGTTCTTCAGAATCCGGCGCGGCAGTTTCGTATTCGAACGTGCGGCCCAGCTTCTGGTTGGTGAACGTGATCAGGCCGGAAAGATCGCCCTTCTCAGCCAGGTGATCCGCCTTCAGTTTGTCCCGCACCACATCTGAAAGCGTGGTTCCCGGCACACAGGCATAAAGCTCACTCAGTTCCGTGAAGCCAGCCTTGCCATGGAATGGGCGGGTCGGTACCCAGCCACACAGCGGATCACCCGCTTCCACCGCATTAAAAACCGTGTTTCGGATGTTGGTTTGCCGCTGATCGTCATCCCAACCGCTGCCGCAGTGGGGACAGCAGTAAACGGAAGTGCCTGGCATAGCCCTGCCGTACACCTCATGCACCGGGGCATCGTCATCCGCATCCAGCCAGCTCACGTTCTCCCAAGCCAGTACATGGCTCTCGGAGCACTCATGGCATACGACTGGCAGCACCCGGCAATCGGACTCCTGCACCCGGTGTTCGGTCTTGCTGAGGTTCTTGATGGTGGGGGTGCCACCAACAATCAGCTTGCTGCCGATATAACGCTTCAGACGCTCTTCCAGCAGGCCGATGGCATCACCCTGCCGCTTTACATCCACGCTGGTGTCGTCGGGCTCTTCCACCACACCCACACCCACCGAACTGGTGGACTTCACGTTGCCCGGGCTGTTGGAACCCACCAGCTTGAGGAAGCCACCGGGGTAGGATTTCAGATCCCACCGGTTGCCTGCCTTGCGGCTGGTGGTCACATCGATCACGCCTTTCATGGCAGGCGTGGAGCTCAGCGCCGGCACCAGCTTTTCATCGTGGAAGGCCTTGCCGTCCTTCTCTTTGGCAAACAGCACCATGAGCGGTGCCGGGTGGCAGTCCACCCGCTTTGCCAGGTACCCGATCAGGAAGTACGTCCAGCCCAGCTGGGCGGCCTTCATCAGATCCACTTCATCCACGCTGGTGTCATCCAGCGCCGCAGCCACCCCTAGGAAATACGGGGAGTAGTAGAAATCGTAAAGCCCAGCCAGATCACCGATGGCTTCCGGCAGGTGGTAGTGGTCCTGCATCCACTGGGCAGTGGGTACATGACGGCGAGGCCGAAACTTACTCGCTGCTGTCAGTAAGACCTTCCGCAACGTCGCCCGCAAACTCACCAATTCGCTCGATTGCAGGTTCAACGACATCGCTCAATGTGCTGGCATCAATGGAGATACCATGCTCCTTTTCCAGTGCCTGGCGCAGGCGTTCAACAGCGCCTCGAATTTCCCGGTTCGCATAAGCGGCCCAGTTCACTACGGCTTGGGCAGCATCATCGGCCATCACCAGAGTGCCCAGCTTTTCGTTGTAAGCCAGGCGGCCCAGTGCCGCCTTCACCTGCGCCTCTTCCGTCTTCGCGGCAGCCAGATCAGCCTGCTTGTCACCGCCACGGCCAGCTGCTTGGACCCGCAGGTGCTCGCAGTAATCGAACAACCACTCAGCCAGAGTGCCGCCCTTTCTCAGGTGGCCATCCGCCACATGCTTGCTCACCGCCTGCTGGCTGATATTTACCAGCCTGCCAAACGCCGAAGCACTCACCTGAGAATCAATATCCATGAAATCACCCAAATTCCGGGGGAACAATCACAACCCCCTATGCAACCGTAGATCTGCAAACAGATTGCGCTCTGCGCCCCCGTATACACTCGATCTTGGGAAGGACCCGCGCCCACCTATTTCCGCCACAGATGATAATTATTCTCAACTGGAAGGCAGACACTGGCTACATAGTCCTGCAAGGCACTCAGCGCCCTGATTGCTTCGTCGCCGTCTTGGGTGATGGTGACAATTCGTCCAGCATGCGCTGGGTCAAGTTTGGCTCGCGGGGCTGCATCATCCAGGCTTCCGGCGGCGGCCTGTGCGGAGGCTTCACAACCGTTGGTGTTGACTGACAGGCCGCGATCACCAGACTGCACATCAGCAAGCAGCTTGTCCTCAGCAGCTTCGGCACGGGATTTCTCCTGTTGGTGACGCTGAGCCAGGTTGGCCAGCTTTGTGTTCAATTTGTTCTGCTCGACGGTAAAGTGCGCCTGGTCTACCAGCGCATCCAGAGCGACATCCTCGCGATATTCAGCAAAGGTCTTGCCTACCATAGCGCGGCCAGAAAGCAGCCCAGCGCCGAAGATCACCGAAGCCACCACTAGAACTGCGATGCCTCGAACAGTTGCGGGGCTCATGGATATTCGCTCCGCGCCAGTTCAATGTGGGCGCCGTCCTTCAGGGTTCGCCAATCACCGCCCCACACAACAGGAACATCCAGCTCAGCCGCCGCGGCCTTGAAGGCCTCGCCGATCTGCTGGTAGTAATCCCACTCCCATGTGCCACGCCCATCCACATACGCCATCACATCAATGGCGTGGCCGGTCAGATGGCGACTGTTCAATGTTTGGCTATCACCGTCAGCAACTTCCTGCTTCTGCTCGGCCAGCGTCCGCTTGCCATCCGTCACCCCAAAGTCCACGGGCGACAGTTGCAACGCACGGTGCGCAACCATGGCCAGATGAGGGTGAACCTCAGCCATATGCCCCATGGATCGCTTGCCGAACCGATGCTCAATCATTGGCCTGTCTTCTTCTTGGCAAACATGATGGCCCACTCGCTGGCAGCTTTTGTTCCTACAAAGCCAAGCGAACCACCAATGAAGTTACCCATTGCCACCGGGGCACCTGCTGCTTCAAGACCGTAAGACACAGTCACAGCGATAAATCCGCAGGTTAGCCCTTCCAAGAACATTCGAAGCCAGTCAATCGGTCGCACCTCTTCACCATCCTCGCGTTGCTGATAATGTCGGTATACATAACCGAGCATCGCGCCAAAAGCGCCCATGGCCAGGGCCCATGCATGCCGTGCCAGATCGCCGCCGGCACTCACTAGCTGTGCCCACAGCCCCGGATCGTCTTGCATAAAGCCCCCACCGCAGAAATAGAAAGCCCCGCCGAAGCGGGACCGGGAGAAACAAAAAAGCCCGCAGGCATCACACCAGCGGGCTCAAATAACGGGCACAAAAAAACCCGCCGAGATTGCTCAGGGCGGGTTTATGCACGATGGGAAAATGATGGTGGTTTTTGTCCCGGTCGTCAACAGGTCAAGAGTGATCTTTTTAAATTTCTCTCATGCAGCACGATCAGCGAACTGATGCCAAAGGTGCCGCAACACTTTCTGGTCCAGGGAATAAAGCGTCGTCATCATCTCATCAGCACGCGGCCCCCAGGTTTCACTGAACCGGCTCTTGCTGATCTTCGCGATGGCCGCCCTGTTACGCACCGTCAGCTCACTCTGGCCCGAGCCCTTGCATGGCTTGCACTCCACCCAGCGGTCAGCCATGCGCAGTAACACCCCATCATCCGCCCGCTCCGGCTCCTGCTGCCAGACCTTGCCCCTGCCCATACAGTCACTGCAACGCATCGGGCAAACCAGTTCAAACACACACACCGTCGCTAGGCCCTCACAGTAGTCCGTCTTCCAGCCATGGCGCATACACCGCCGCCGGAACTCAGTCTGCACCCAACCTGCTAAGGCCAGCTGCGCCTGGTTGTCATCACACCACTTTGACCGCGCCACCAACTCAGCCTCAGCAGGCAAGTTACCCATGCCCATAGCCCCAGCAACATCATGCTGGGTAATCAGCACAGTTCCGCCGCCAAAACCAGAACCATCAATCAACAGCCCCTTCGCCGTCATCTTTGCCATCAACCGGATCGGATTCATAACACTCCCCTGTCCATTTCTGAATTGTTTGTCGTGGAACATAAAAATAGCGAAGGCCGGAGGTAGGCCGGAGGGTTGGCCGGAAGGTAAGCAACCCACAACACACTGAAAAATAACGAAAGGCCGGAAGGCCGGAAGGGCCGGAGGGTATTTCTCGCGTGTGGGTACAACGAATTTGAACCGAAACCCGTAAAGAACATAAACACACGCACCCGCGCGCGCGCGTTAACCCTCCGGCCCTTCCGGCCCTCCGGCCTTTCCATAGATTTCAAGCGCTTACGGAAAAGCGCCCCTCCGGCCTGCATCCGGCCACCCTCCGGCCTAATCATCCTTTGGCTCCAGGTTCTTCTCCCAGCGGAGCACAAACTCACCAAGCCAATCCTTTTGCGACTTGCCTTCCGGAGGCTCACCCACCTGAAAGAACGTGCCCTTGCGCTCGTTAACACCCATCTGATACTTCACATCGCGCCGCCGGCGCTCCCTACCAGAAAGGGCGCCGGAAAACCTTTCGCGGGTCATAGAACGCTCACCAGCATCCGTACACCACTGCCGATACAACCGGTAAAGGTCATTCACCAGGCACGTCTCATAAGAAAACCGTGGAGCCATATGACCCGCCTTCCATTGCATGTGGAACAAATCCCAACTCGGCCTACCGAAATCAATCAGCCTGGCCTTAGCTTCCGTCATAGGCGGTTCACGGTGAGTATCGAATGGCAGCGACTCCGGATCATCACGATCACTCCACTCCATTCGAATCTGCAGCAGGAACTGGTAGAACGCCTCAAGCCCACCGTGCTCGCACTCATGCAGCACACCTTGCTTCAGCTCGTTCGTTAATTTTGTCTCAGGCCACACCACCAGCATGCGCCGGTCACTGGGCTCAACAGGGAAAGGTTGCAACTCATTGGAAAGGAACACCGCATTCATGTGGTTGGATTCTTCCCAGCCACTCACAAACTTCTTCTCGATGCGATGGGTATCGCCGGTGATCATGTGCTTCAGCGTACCGGTATGGCTGTACTTCTGATCCCGGCTAAAGATCTCCTCGAACAGCCCGAACAACTTCTGGCTGCGCCAGTCGGTGTATTGCGATTCCAACTGATGCTGCCCAAGAGTAGCGGCATACTCGCCATACATTGGCTTTACCACCCGCTCGAATAAAAGGCTCTTACCTGTCCCTTGAGTCTCCGAGTGCATCAACACCGCCGTGGCCATCTTGGCCCCAACATGCTGCAACGGATATGCAAGCCACCGCAAAAACCATTGCACCACCACCTGGTCACCGTTACACAAGTGACCAACCAACCGCATGATGTAATTGCACTGCACCAGATCACCAGCCGGCTTTAGCGGCAACCCGCGAAACATATTGATGTAACCGTCTTCAGGGCTGTGCTGCTGCAGAGGATCAAAAACCAGCTTGTCCCGGTCGATCAACTCACGATCTGGATGTTCAAGCCATTGGGAGTACCACCGATGCAAAAGCGGCTTCAAGTCATTCAGCCCGACAATCTCCCGCCGCTCCCTGTCCCAGGCATTCTGCGAAGGGTAAAGCAGCACAAACCGCCGGAGAGCCATACCCAATTCCCCTCCCCCCCTCTTTTGGGCGGCGGAGGCCTTACGCACCACATCAGCATGCTGAACAGTCCGGCGCTTATCGCTACCCTTCCACGCTTTATAAACCTCAGCACCGATCCAATCCCTGACCTGCTTTTCCTTCAGCAGCTTGTGTGTCTGGTTATCCCAGATCCGGCCATCAGGCACCGTCCAGGCAAAACGCTTCAAAGCATCTGCAAAATCAGGAAGAGAAACGGCCCCGGGTTCGGAACCGCCATCTATAGAGGGTTTGGGAGGATCATCATTGCCACCCGCCGCGTCATTAGCAGCAAGCAACGAATTCAGAGTAGATCGGAAGCGATGGGAAGCTTCTTTCTTCCCTAGTGCCAACATGTAATCGTTCCAGTCACCACTCCACTCGTTATCGGACACAGGCACCCCCATGACGGAATTGCACAGCCCGAGTCAACCCGGTAGAACTGGAACCAGAAAGGAATTCACAGGGAAGGAAATGATGAGGAACAAAGCAAACGTGATAGCCGTGGCTCTTATCGGTATCGGTTTCTGGGTCGGAGTGATCTATCTTTTCATCAGCGACCAAGACACACCGCAAGCGGACACAAGCCGCCATACCGTGCCAAACAGCAGGTCGACACCAGAAGAAAACAATAACCCTGCCCAAACAGTCACAAGCTTCAGCGATGCCAAGAGCAAATGCCCAACCGATCCAGAATGCATCCTCCAGGGCCTGCTGGCCGACTATGGCAATATCTGCAAAAGCTGGGTAAAACTCGAAACTGAACGGCACTACACCACATCCAGCGAAGGCCAACTCAAACGAATTTTCCACACCGCCGAAGCCAGTGATGAAACCCAACAGCACTGGCGACTCCAGGGGGACGCCTTCTATGATCATGGCACAGGAACCAGGTACTGGTACGGATGCGAGGTGGATACTCAAACAGGCGACATCACAGGAATTGCGCCTCCCGTACCCGTGGGCACTCCAAGGCGCTATAAAGCGTTCAACTAACATCAAGCCGCCTCCCCAACCGGGGCCGACGGCACATACACCACACCACCCAACGCCGCTTGGCAGGCCGCAGCCGCATCCTGCCCGGCGCACTTGCCCGTCTTCGGGTTTGGCTTGTCATTATCCGCCGCCCACACAGGGAGTTTATCCACCATCAATCCAGCTTCATGGTAGGCCTTGCCCACCGGCAGCATATTGCCGGAATCAAAACAGCACACCACCGGCCAGCCGGTACCCATCTCATACACAGAGGCAGACGTCGCATAACCCTCAGAAAAACCCACCAGCTCAGCCTTGCCCACCTCACCCAGCACATGGAAACAGCCCTTCTTGCGACCATAGCGAGGAAACAGCTTCGTACCGGTACTCTTGATCACTTGCACAGACCAAAGCTTCCCAGCGGCATCCATCATCGGCACCACCAGGTCACGGAAATCCAGCTTCAGATAAGAAAGCGAATCTGGCCGGGGCTTCGGTACCGTGCTGAAAAACTGTCGGATTTCGTTACCTGCCAGCACCCGGCATTGCCCAGCAGCATCATCCACCACCAGCAACACCGGCTGCCGTGCCTCACGAATACCGTGAGCACCCACCCCTTTCGCCTTCAGGTAAGGCTGGCCCTTCACATCCACCAACCGGGTGTATTCCTGCCAGATCGTCTGGCAAGCCACACTCACAGCCTCTTGCATGGCCACGCGACGCTTTTCGTCGGCCTCAACCTCAGCCTGCCGCGCCTCACGGCGTTCAGCCTGCTCTTTCTTCAGGGCGCGCTTTTCTTCCAGGGACAGTTCACGGCGCGGGCGGGTCCACCCACCATCTATGGCTAGCTTGATCAGCGTACCAATGGAATAGTGCCCAGGCTTCGCACTCCGCCAGGTGGTCTTGCAGGCGTTCTTGTCATAGCTTTGGCCCTGCTGGCTCCAGCCCTCGAACAAATCCCCCCCGCCATCGCCGTACTCACTCTTCAGCGCCCCAGCCACAGAGAACCAGGTATCACGGTCACAATTTGGATTCACATACAGCAGGGCCTGCTCGGCCTCATGAATTGGCAAAGGCTCCTGCATCATTCACCCCCAAACAGCTTTGCCGCTTCCACCAAGCGGAACCCCGCCTGGAACAACCGCAGCAGATCCTTCTCCAGCACAGCCAGTTCATCAGGGTCCACACGGCCATCAGCCAACGCATCGCGGGTGTTGGTGGTCATCCGCCCTACCCGGCTCACCAATTCAGCCACCTCGCTGAACAGCTCCGTTTGCCCTGTTTTTTCAGCATCGGGCATCGGCAGCCAGACACAACTGGTCAGCAACGACAGCGCATCCAGAATCTGGTCCAGATCGCCATGGTCACGGGCATACTCAGTAATCAGCTCGAACTGCTGCAGGGTGGGATTACGCTCGGTGTCGTTCAGGTTCAGGTTGTTGTAAAGCGCCTGCGCACCAATGTCGTAAGTGGCAGCAATCTTCTTGAAGCCCTGCCGCTTGGCCGTCATGGCCAGCGCAGTTTTCAGGTCAGGCAACGAATTCTGAGCCAGCTCAGCGCGGCTCATGCGTGAAATCGACATGATGAAACTCTCTCCCGGGTTTCTCTTATCTGGCAGGTGGCCTGCCCTTAATCTGGAATGGTCAGGCGGCCTTGGGCGCACGGAACACATCAGGCCGGAGGGCCTGACAGGTGACTTTCCCTCCCGTCATGTCCTCGATGTCCTGACACAGTTCTGGAGGTACACGCCGCAGCCCGGAAGCTATCTGGCTAATAAATGGGGCAGACACCCCCAGCCGTTCAGCAAACTCCTTCTGGGTGACACCTACTACTGAAATCGCTTCTTTGATCGGGTTCATAGAACAGCCCTCATATCCATACCCGGACAAATTAGCACGAGCTAATGAAACGAACAATAGCAGACAGTAATTTACTTTTGCTAAATGTTGGTGAGAATTGAGATATGAAATCAGCCTCTTACGCCCACAAAGCCCGAGTTGAAGCTCTCCGCAATCTTGTTCACGAGCACGGCTCTCAAGCCCAATTCGCTAGACGGTACGGCTTAGACGCGAGCTACATCTCTCAAATTTTGAGCGGGCACCGCGCTTTTGGCGAAAAATCCGCCCGAAACATGGAAGACAAGATAGGGCTTCCAGCCGGGACCCTCGACGGAGTGCTCCTGCAAAGCTCACCAAACACTTCTGCAGACAACCAGTCAGACAACGAGGCGAGTTCTCAACAAAAACTTGCGGCCCTCCGATCCCTCAAAGGCAAGGCGACGCCTCGAACCGTAGCTGCACTGGATCGAATTGAAAACGCGGCAAAGGAAGGCCGCCTCACAGAAGAAGACATCTTGTTACTGGAAGGGATAGCCCAACGCTTTGAGAAACTCAGATCAGACCAGTCTTGAGCCTATTGAAATCGTCGATGTCGTCACGATTCTGGGGCAAATCACGGAAGGCAGAGATGCAGAGACCTACAAGGCCGACCTGCTACGCCCCAACGGCAAAACCGTCACCGGTTATGTAAAGCTCACCAGTGACCCTCGCAAGATTATTGCCGAATTGGTGTCATCACAGCTTGGCCACGCCCTCGGCCTCAAGATCCCCCGCCCGTTTCTGGCCATTCTTGATACCAGCATCATTCCCGATGACATCAGCAGCCGGTTTACAGGCACAATCGCCTGCTTCGCCAGCAAACAAGCAGGCAAGCGCACCTACAGCCTGGAACGCTGCATCCAGGGCAGCGACCTGGTGCTTTCCGGCGCCATCGCTAACTTCAACCTCAACGAAACGGCCTCTTTCGATGAACTAATCGCCAACGACGATCGCCACCTGGGCAACATCGTCTATGCCCCGGACAAAGAGGAATGCTGGCTCATTGATCACGGCAGAGCCCTCACCGGCAGCTACTGGGATTTATGGGGGCTCGATGACCCTACCGTCTCGGTCAATAATGTGCTGGTAGATAAGCCGCAACAACAGTGGGATGAACCCATGCGCCGCCAGGTCATCAAGGATGCCAGCGATCTAGTTGCAAAATGTTCACAGGTTGCGATGGATGAACTTGATATGGATGGCCATATCGCCAAAATAGACCCATCAACCGACCGACAGGAAATCATCAATTTCCTGCAGGCACGAATCCACCACACTGTGAGCTTGCTATGCCAACGGCTGGGAATCCACCAACTGCCCTTTCCGCCGCAGACGCACTAAACAAAGCGCGCCCGCAGCGCGAGCTAATTGGCGCACAGTGGATGCCCGTGCATATCGAGCCCATTACCTTCTCAGGTGAGCGCATCACCGTGGGTGTGGCTATCGTTCCTGCCAATGGCGAACGCCCCCTGGTTATTAACGCGCTCAACCACGATGCCCTCGCAGAGGTGTTCGGCCAATACGGCAAACACCTGTTCTCACTGGCCAACACGGTGCTAGGCGAACTTCAGGCCTTCCTCCACACTGGCGGCAAGCTGGAGGCCTGGTCATCCGCCGTAGAGGGCGTTTATCCCGGCAAAACGGTCACCACCAAAAACACCAGCGTGGCCGCCATCAAAGATACCGCGCTGAAAAACGCGTCTATTTTCAGCGCCAAGCGCAAGGCAAAAGCGGACGAAGAGAACAATTCAGAGCGAGCGCTGTCTGAATTTCATAACACCATCATCCGCAAAGTCACCGCCGTAAGAGAAACCTACAAATCCCGTTTCAATGCCAAGGTATCACTGTACGGCAAATCGTCTACCAAGATGTCGTATCTGGGCACCAATCTCGCCATGAACTTCGCCAGCCTTGATACCTCATCGTCAGGCCACTCACAACAACGTGACGTCGCACTGCGCAAGATCATGCAACTCAACGCCTTGAGAGAAATGCACATCGACCACCGTCGAGACAAACTGATGATGGGCCTGTGGGTACCCCATAGAACGCTCAAAGAAAAACAGGAAGACCGATTGCAGGCCTATACCAACGAATTGGAGTTTGCCGCAGCAAGGGTAGGCGTAGAGTATCGCCTGGCCGAAACCCCCGAGCAGTTTGTCACCGAGATACTGGCAGACCACTAATCCAACAGCAGTACCCACCAAAGAAAAAGCCCACCTAAGTGGGCTTTTCGTTATTCGGCTTTCTCAGCCTCGGTGGCCGCCTGCTTTTCAGCAGACGTCATCCACTCTCTCGCTAACAGCTGAAAGTTGATAAAGGTCTGCCCCCCATTGGGCATGCCTTGGAGCTCGTTAATATAAGGAGCAGCCTTGATGTAGTCTTCTACATAGGCACCCCGCATCCAGAGCTTGTAGAACTCTTTGTCCAGAATCTTCTTTTCAATAGCAATGGCGATCAGCTCATAGTGATTCAGAAAGGAGTCCACTTGCCGCTGGGTAGCCAGTTCAGAAGCACTCTCGGACTCGGCGATCCGCCGCATGCTCCTGCTGCATTTACTTTCAGATTTAAAAACCGCCAGGTTCCGCTGAAAAGGCCCATCCCCTTCACTGGCCACAATCATGTCCAGCGTCGCCCTTCTGCGCGCAATCGCGTGTTGATTGAGAATCGCGCAAATCGCAACGCCAGCACCAATGCAGGCCGAAACGAAAATGGCCAGCGGGGATAACCACCACTGGCCATTTTGAACTATTTCAATGCAAGGGTCAGACACGATGGCCTTCGCCCAGGCTGTATTTGATCGCGGTCATAGGGCTTCCTTGTTTATTAGTGTTTGAAACTATTGGTTTACTACATGCGTATTATCCAATACTGAACAAAAGGTACAACATTTGTTTTATTGCTGACAAATGGAAAAACCGGAATGTCAAGAATATAAAACCACATAAAAACAATAAGATACGACTCACAACACTAAAGCCACCCGCCCATCACCCGGAACACACCTCTGATCTAACGAATCCCCTATAGCTTACCGGGCCCGGTAAGACACAGCACCAAAACCCAAAAGCCAAACAGCGCCACCAGAAAAATTAGCAATAGCTATTGACCACAACATTAGCCCCAGCTAAATTGTTTAGCACAGGCTAACGGAGCAATAGCAAATGACCATCCACATCCACCCCACTGCCGCCAACCCGGCAGACCTGCACCGCCTTCAAGTGCGCACCGGCATGGTGGCTGTCATCAGCGGCAAGCGTGCTGACCTGATCAGCGCCGGCGAATTCGCCAACCGCCGCCAAGCCAGCCAACGCACCAGCGGGCACCACTTCACCCACGACAACGGCCCCTCTGCGGCCTGATCGGGTGATAGCCATGACCAGCATCCCAGCCCGCATCCACAACGCCCAGCGCGCCTTCAAGCGCCTGCCGGCCACGGCCGACATGGAGCAAGCCATGGTGCGCAGTGGCCGCCTGCTGGACCGCTACATGGCCGAACTGCCCGTGAGCAACCAGACCCTCACCGCCCGGGCACGCATCACCGAAGCCGCAGACCAGTACATCCAGCGCTGCCGCCGCAAACACACAGGGAGTAACGCCGCATGAGACTCACCATGCAGAACGAAAGGGAATTGCGCGCAGCGATCCGCAGCGCCAGCGGAGAAGCCAGCGCCAGCAAACTCATCCGGGTGCATGGCATCACCCTCACCGTGGCCGTCGCCAAGCAGGCCGACACCACCGCCGTGACCATCTATCCGATCAGCAACCCCAGCAACATCATCTACCACGGCACCGGCACCGCCGGGCAGTGCTACGCCCAGGCAGCTGATGCGATTGAGGGAGCCATCGTATGACCACGATTTCAGAGCGCAGCGACCAGACGCTGGCCACCCTTTACCTGATTGAAGATGCCCTGCCGCTGGGTGAATGCAATGGCCGTTACCAGCGATCGTTTGCTGACGCCATCGCCCTGCAGGGCAAACCCATTCTGGAATACACCCTGGCCGAATTGATCACGCTGGCAGAACAGCACAAAGAACGGTGGCTGGAAAGTGAGCAGTTCTGGCAAAGCGAACACCAACACCTGACCGACACCGGCGGACTGGAGTACACCCAATGAAAATCATCGCCTTCACCGGCCCCGGCGGGGCCGGCAAGAACACCGCTGCCGAAGGAACTGGCACAGAGTGGGACGTCATCACAGTGGCTTTTGCCACCCCGCTGTATGAAATGGCTGCCGTTGCCTTGGGGATCACCCCGGTACAGGTCAACCAGCTCAAAGAGCAGGGTGATAAAGCCGTTCGTGCCCTGCTGGAACAACTGGGCGACGTGGTGCGGAACACCATTCGCCCTGACTACCTGATTGTGCGCCTGGTCGACACCTTGCGAGAACTCGAAGATAGCCAAGACACACCGGAACTGGCCGTCATCACCGACCTGCGCACCGAAGAAGAAGCAAGCTGGGTACGCGCCATGCGCGGCCATGTCATCCATGTAGCCCGCCCTGAAGGCACCAGCGATCGCCAGCACAGCACCAACAAGCCAATCACCATGGAGCAAGGCGACGGCTACCTGCTGAACGCAGGCACACTGGAAGATTTGGAAGAAGAGGCGCGGATAGCCATTCATCGCTGGCTCATGAACAGCGAGGTGGCTGCATGAACCTGCTAGCCCGCATCCTCTACCGGCTCACTGCCAACCGACCCACTCGCCTGATCAAGATCGAAGGCAAGCCCTACATGGAGCGGTACTTCATCGGCCAGCTGCTGGGGCTCACCATCTACCTGCACCGGTTCGTCCGTGATGACCACGAACGCAGCCTGCACAACCACCCGTGGAACCACGCCGTCAGCCTGGTACTCACTGGCCGCTACAGCGAACACCACGCACCCCACGCCCGGTGGGTAGAGCATGACCAGGTCATTGCCATCGAGCAGATCCGAAAGGTGAGCTGGTTCAATCACATCACCCGGGCGACCTTGCACCGCATTGCACAGGTCAAGCCTGAAACATGGACGCTCTTTATCCATACCGACTGGCAGCACCACTGGGGCTTCCTCAAACGCCTGGGCATGGACTGGCCCCACTATGAATACCGCATTTACCGCTCAGATCTGCCCCGTAAATGGTGGCTAGACGCCCCAACCGGGAAACACATCGGGCGGCAACCGTTCGGAGCTTGAACCATGAGCCAGCCAACCCTGCGCATTAACGATGCCGCGCAACGCCTGGGCACCACGCCCAGCCACCTACGGCAACGCCTGCAACAACTCGGGGCCATCACCCCGGAAGGCGGGGCCCACCCCTACTGGGTGCGCGAGGGTTGGCTACATGAAGAGCAGTTTCAGTATCGCCACCCCGTCACTGGGTGGCGCTGGACGACTCGCATCGACATTACCGAAACCGGGCTGGTGGAACTGTTCGGCCTGCTGGATAACGCCGCATAAGAGGGGCACATGGAATGGACGCAAAAACACAAATACGCGCTCAAGGCCGGGGCCTACCAGGTCAGCAAGACATTCACAGCCGACAAGGCCGTTTACACCGCCTGGCCACCGAAACCGGCCTACGAAAAGCTGAACTGGCAGGCAACCCTGCACCAGTGCATCGGCTGCTACAGCACTGCCGACCAGGCAAAAGCCGCCTGCGAAGCCCACGCCGCCATACAGGCGCTGTGCAACTACGCCTGCCAACTGAATCACCCGAGCAGCGCGGAGAGCGGGCTCTGATGGTTATGTTGTGCATCGGCGGGTTGCTGCTCGCGGTGGGGCTGATGCTATGAACACCCTTTTTCTGATCATGGCCGAGTTCGAAACCGCCGAGATCCCGCTGGCACTGATCGCGGAGAAATACCTCGGCCTCAACCCGGACCAAGCCAAGCGCAGAGCACTGCGCCAGGCACTGCCCTTCCCGGTCCACCGCGGCGCCAAAAGCCAGAAAGCCCCATGGCTGGTGCACGCACAAGACCTAGCCAACCACCTGGACGCGCAACGCGAAGAAGCCGCCCGGGAATGGAAGGCGATTAACCAAGCAGCATAGGAGCACCCCATGAGCACGCGCCCCACAGATAGCCACACACTGGACAGCAACCACATGCAGATCGCCCAGGACAAGCCCGGCATCGATGCCACCCTGGCAATCACGCTGGCCGGCATCCCTGACGACACGAACGCCCTGGTATGGGCCTGCCATAAATTGAGCCGCGAGTCAGGCTGGTGGACCGACCCGGAAACCGGTGAAGACATCGACCCTAACCCGACATTCCCGACCAAGCTTTGCCTGATCCACAGCGAGATCAGCGAAGCTATGGAAGGCCACCGCAAAGGCCTGAAAGACGACCACCTGCCCCACCGCGACATGGCCGAAGTGGAACTGGCCGATGCAGTCATTCGGATCTGCGATCTTGCCGGCGCCATGGGTTACGACCTGGGCAGCGCAATGGCTGAAAAGCTGGCCTATAACCAGCAACGCGCCGATCACAAGCTGGCCAACCGCGCCAGCGACAACGGCAAAAAGTATTAACCCAACCACCCTCACGGGAGAGAGAACCATGCGTACCAACGTAGAAGACTTTATCACTGAACTGGATGGCGGCGTCTTCGCCCAGAAGCTTGGCCAGGCCCTGTCTGATGTTGCCGCCGGCACCATCGACCACGGCAAAGGCAAGAAGAAGGGCAAGATCATTGTCGAGCTGGATGTTGCCCAGATCGGCGAGTCCCACCAGGTACAGATCAGCCACACCCTGAAGGTGTCCCGCCCGACCTTGCGCGGTAAGGCCACGGAAGAAGACACCACCACCACCCCGATGTATGTGGGCCGCGGCGGCAAGATGACCATCGCCCCGGATGCCCAGATCGATTTCCTGAAAACCCCTGCTACCGAGGAGCAATAAGCACATGGAAACACTCAACACAGCAACCTTGCTTGAGCACATCCAGGACAACACCACCCGCCTGGAGTTTAACAAAACCGCTTTTGCCGCCAAGCTGGATGTAGCTGCCCTCCCTCAAGACACCATGGTGGTAGGGCTGGAAGAATACCGCCCCCACCGCAACCGGTTCCGCGGTAATTTCATCACTCGCAGCGTTGACGATTTCGTCAATTACACATCCGCCAAGGCTGATGATGGCGCTGAGTGCTTTGTGTATCCGGAAGATATGAGCGCCACCGCCGTGCTCAACCTTGGCGACCTCAGCACACCCGGACACGCGGACAGCAAGGCAGTGATGAAGCTGAAGTCCACCGCTGCCTTCGATGCACTGAATAAAATCGATGGCCGGGTCAGTGATCAGCAGCAGCTGGCTGAATGGCTGGAAGACTGGCGCGACAGCATTACGGGCCTTACCAGCGATGAACAACAGCTGTCTGCCAGCAAGGTGATCGCCGCTATCCGCCGTATCACCATTAAGGCAGGTCGCACCAGCGAGCACACCGAAGGCCAGCTCAGCGCATCCCGCTCTTCCATGGAGCAGGTGGAAGCCAGCAGCAACAGCGAACCGCTGCCCAGCTTCATCCTGTTCACCTGCAAGCCCTACATGGGCCTGGGTGAACGCACCTTTGCGCTGCGCCTCACCCTGCGCGAGAAGGATGACCAGCCCCTGCTCGCCCTGCGCATCATCCGCCCGGAGCAGCACGAAGAAGAGATGGCCGAAGAGTTCGCCGCCCTGCTGCAGGAGAAGTTCGGCACCGATCTGCCCGTCACCATCGGCACCTTCGCCGCCTAACCGGAGCCAAGCATGCTGGTCGCCTGTTACTCCGTACACGACGCCGAGCCCCGGATAAGCCCTAAAGCCCGCGGGCTGGGCTGCAGAAAGTGGCTGGTGCGCGTGCACGCGAGTAACGGTGACGACAGCAGCACCGACAAGATCCGCAACCAAAACCCCTGCAACCTGGTGGACATGCTCGACACAGCCCAAGCCTGCATTGATGAAATGCTGGAAGAGCTGGACATGACGATTACCGATGCCGGGTTTCAGGTGTTTTTGTTGAGGTAGCGAGAGAGATGACGATCCCACGCACCAAAATTGGCATGCCAAAAGCCTGTATCAGCTGCACACGATACGAGCACCTTGGCTACGACAAGGATGAGCACTGCCCATTCCCGAAGCCATTTGCCAGCAGTCCCCAGCCCACCAAAACACCCTACGGGCTTTGTGGCCTGCATGACGCAGAAGTATTTGCCACTCAGCTGTGCAGCAACTACCAGCCGGAACCGGACGCGGCCCCCTACACCGTAGAGAACCGCCCCTCTCCCCGCATTCCTATCCAGCAGGATCTGGTGACATAGCCATGAGCCATGGCAACAGCATCGACGACATGCCGGCCGAGCTGGGAATGACCGTAACCGATACCGGGGTTCAGGTGCTTTTATTAAGGTGGGACGAGGGAAGGAATATTTGGGAGGTGAACCACTAATACAAAAATTAATAACTACTTTTTGCTTACAACTCTTTCAGGCCGCAGTTTGGGAAGCGAGCTTATCAGCTTCTTAGTTCTTTCTGCAGCCATTCTTATTTTATTATCGTCAACAACACGGTCGACATAATAATCAGCATCCCTGCGAATATCATGTAATGCCGCCAGTGAATTACCAATATTCCTTTCTTCACTCTTATTAGATTTCACAAGCTTTTTAATTACATCTCTGTGCCTATGATCATCAAAATCATCACCACCCAACCCACATCTTTTGTAGATCGACAAAAAGCAAGCATAATAATAGCGCCCAGCTGCAGCTCTAAAAGCTGCATCCTGATTATTGCCGGTCATGCTTTTCCCAGCATGGTGAAGACTTTCAGCAATAGTTATAAATCCATTCGGATCAAAATCAGCCATAAATTGAGTTCAGCATGACAATGTCTTCCAGCTGATCTTCAGCAGGAATAACTGATTTTTCCAGCAACTCTCTTTCGAGCCCAATTATTTTGGACGGATCAAAATCAACGCCATAATCAACCGTCAACTTTGCTGCCAAGAATTCTTCGCTGTCATCATCGTCAATCAATTGAAACAAGGAAGCTTTCACAGACACGGGCATCCCAAGGATCGTTGAAAACTCACGCTCAGAGTTTTCAACAAAACCTCTCAAGAAAGGTCTATTAGCTAACCACAAAAGGAGTTCAGCGCTAATTTCTGTATCAGGAGCAGAGGGCCGGCGATACTGAAGCAGGTATTCATCAACGCTGCTCTCATCAAAGCCATAGACACTAGTAGTTACATAGCAGTCATCGATTGCATAGATGCCATAGTTCTGTAGCCGCTGCTCCTCTAATGAATAACCCTGATGTGATACATCAGGCTCAGAATAGCATGCCACGGCAGCCTCAAATGACGCGCAATCATAATCAAGAGTCGCATCCCTTGTTAACGCTAACGCTTCAATCATCACATAATCCCTTGTTATGAAAGACCGATTTCTTTAGCGGCAGCCCCTGACAAAACATCCATGACAATTTCCTTATTTTTATTATGGAATAAACACAAATAATCATCATACAAAGACTGGATAGACTCCACATTAAACTTTTCAGCAAATTCCACATGATGAGAAGTATTAACTTTCAGTCTATCTTTTTTACCCACCCCGACTTTAGTAGCTGACACATTACAATTGTTTAGCATCTGCTCTCCCCGTTTATCTAAAATTGAGAAGAAGCCAGAGTGAGAGTGCCAATAATCCTTGGTATCAAAGATAAACTTTGGAAGATATATAGAATTTATGTTCAGCAAAGATTCCTTCCATGCAGAACAAACATCCTCCAAAAGAAACACATCCACTACATTCAGGCCCGCATGACTCAAATCACCAACGTAGCCTAGACCCCGCAAAACATCTAACGCACGTGTTAGGTAACCAAGGATACGCAGGCCATCAATAGACCAAGACTCATAATCTCCCAATATTACCGAGATTTGGTCTTGTTGAATTTCAATCCCATAGATTTTTAATTTAGTAGCAGGGTCTTGTTTGTGAAACCCCCAGCCGCCTATTGACTCTGATTTGACTTGCTTCGCCCCACCTTCAGAAAATTTGAAGTTGAGAGAATGCATAGGTTCAGAAATAGGAAAATCGCCTGCAAAATGGTCAGCATGCGCGTCCCCCAGCCCCATCAGAATCTCGGGAGAGATATTGCTAGATAGCTTTACGTAGGCAATAACCAAGTCAACAGCATGGTTTTTCCCATACTTAGCCAATGGCTGAAAAAGGCGGTCTGCCACAGCTCTCCCCTTGGGTCAAAAAATAATTGGATACGTCTTGCGGCGCGAAATTTAGCACATGTGTTGTAATTATCACACTACGTATCGCACATTCCATCCCCCCATTCAACCCGCTCACCCCGCCGCGCCGGCATGTTTACATACCGGCGCAGGCTGTCCCAGCTCTGGTGCAGGCTCACCTGCTGGATCTGCGGCACCGTCAGCCCGTCCTCACCCAGCCGCGAAAGCGCCTCATGCCGCAGGTCATGGAACCGAAGATCCACAATACCCAGCATCTTGCAGGCCTGGTTCCAGCGCGTACCGGCAGACTTCGGGTTGAAATCCAGCAGCAACCCATCATCCCCCGGGAAATCCGCCAGGACCCGATCCACCACCAGCCACCCCGCCGCTGGCAGCACCGCCTCCACATCACGGCTCGTACGGCCAGCCGGGTTCTTAATGCCGTTCTCGATCACATACACACCATGCTCACGGTCCAGTCCAGCCCGCGGCAACCGGCACAGCTCCTCCTGCCGCCGGCCGCTGTAAATCGCCAGCCACATCAGATGCCACATCGGCACCGTCATCCGGCCAGATCGCCACCGCTCGAACAAGTAGGCATCCAGCCGGCGCAACTCATCCGCCGTAGGCCGCCGCTCCCGCTGGCTGGACTTCGAGATCACCCGCCCTGCACGCAGCGCATCCACCGCATCAGAAACGATGGATGGCCCGACCGGCAGCCCCCGAGCATGCTGCAGGTACCGGATCACCAACCGCAGAAAGATCAGATCGTTATTGAGAGTAGAAGGCCCAACACCACGCGGATGGCTGGGCGTAGCTGGCTGGGACCGCCGCCAATGCACATGCTCGATGAAGTCCCTGGGCACCAGGTCCACCACCCGCTTTTCCGCAATAGGCATATCCGCCAAAGCCCGCAAGGCCGCATTCTTGCTACGCCCAAAATTGTCGCCCACGGCTTCCAGGTACAGGACAATCCCCTCCCTGAGGCTGATATCAGCGCCACTGGCCAGGCCAGCATCACCACCCTGCTCCAGCTCCGCCTCTCGCAGGCGAATCCACTCCTTTGCCAGCTGCCGCTTACTGAAGGTCTTTGATTCAGCCCGGATCTGCTTACCCTCCCGGGTAACTCGCACCTGGGCGCGATACCGGGTTTCTCCTTTTGCATTCTTGCGTGCGACAATAGAGCCCAC